GGTTAGCAAAAAGAATATGGCTGCTGATTTGGAGATGGCTATTAGAACGCTTCAGACAAATATGAGAGATATGGTTTCTTCAGGTTTATTAACTGAGGCTGGACAGAAAAAGTGTAAAACTGGGTACACTGTAGACTATTCTATTAATCTGGAACGTATTGGAACACTTGAGAACACTAGAGAACCCCATGTAACAGCTGCACCCCTGCAGGAGATGCACCCCTACCCACGCAGCAGCTGCACCCCTACCCCTGCAGGAGCTGCACCCAAACCATCCTTAGAACCATCCATTAAACCTTATATAAGTGTTAGGACTATTTTATGTGAATGGTTAGTAGAAGAAAATTCAGCCGATAGTTTTATTAAATATCGGAAGGGAATTAAAAAAGAGCTTACAGAAACAGCAGCAAAAAGATTAGCTGAGAAGTTAAGATATATTTTTGTTGGTGGTGGAACACCAGAAGATGCTTTGGCAATGTGTGAAGAAAAAGGTTGGCAATCTATAGAACCTGATTGGTATTTTGGTACACTTTTTGGTAAAGATAGTTTAGAATACAAGAAGGCTATGGAAAGAATATTAGAAGTTAAAAAAGGTATAAACTAATGAATTATGGTTATCGTATAAATTTAATTAAAAAAGAATTAGAAAACTTATTAAGTAGCTATTCTATTCCTATGCACTTACGTCACGATGAAGACGTAAAAGCAAAAGAAATAGAGATCATTTCTAAAGCATTAAATCAATTGTTTCCTAATGATTGTAACCAAGAGGTTATATCTGGAGCATTTGAACGTGCTGAATTAAAAATAAAAGCTGCACATATGTCCAGGTCATGGCCTAAAGCATCAGATATTGCCACAGCGATTAAAGCAAGTATTGCAAGTGATAGTGAGGCTTCTGGTGTCTCTGCAACCTGGTATCCTGATCCAAAGGTAATTAACGCCAACAGAATTAAACGTGGTGAGCCAGTAAGTGAATTTTATATTAATGGTAAGCTAGGTGAAGAATTAATTAATGATGGTTTAATAACTGAGCATGATCTACAGCCATACAAAGAATACTTAGCTGTAGAAAAAATAAACAGAATATGATAATAGCAAACAACACATTTTTGTGTTACTCTACATTGGGGCGATACTGCTTCATAATCCTCCCAATGTGAGGTTGCCTCAACTGCCCCTATGTGGTTCGCTTCGTAGGGGCTTTTCTTTTTGCAAATTTAGAATATAATACCATACATAGACGCACCCAAGTATGGACGGACTAAATGAGTACAAAAGAAGAACGAAAATCTAAGATAGAAGGTTCAGGTAGAAAAAAAGGTACAACTAATAAAGTACCTAAATTACTAAAGGATGCAATCTTAGAAGCAGCAGAACGTGCTGGACAAACAATAGTAGATGCAAGGTATTCTGAGCCAGCTAATGCAGATCAAAGATTTGTAGAGCAAGCTAAAAAAGAAGGTATGGTTCATTACCTAGAACATCAGGCAATGGAAAACCCTCAAAGCTTCTTAACACTAATGGGTAAAGTATTACCAATGCAAGTAACAGGTAGTGGTAGCCAAGGTGAGCATGAGTTTGTCATCAAATGGAAACAATAGAAATAAATTACAAGCCACGTTCACAAGCTAAAGACTTTCACAGCCGTACAGAAAGATTTGCTGTATTAGTAGCTCACAGAAGATTTGGTAAGACTGTAGCGGCTATAAACGATCTAATTAAATCATGCTTTGAAATAGACCTTCCTAACGTCAGGGTGGCTTATATTGCGCCATATCTCTCACAAGCAAAGGCAGTAGCCTGGGATTATGCCTTAGAATACACAAGAGATATACCGCATATAAAAGTTAACCATAGCGAACTTAGGATAGATTTTCCTAATGGAGCTAGATTTAGATTATTCGGTGGAGATAATTATAATGCTATTCGTGGATTATTTTTTGACCATGTATGTATTGATGAATTTGCTGACTTCCCTGCATCAGCCTATCCTACAGTTATTAGGCCAGCTACAGTAGACCGTAAGGGTAAGATAACCATTATTGGTACGCCTAAAGGCAAGAATGAATTTTGGGAGATGTACGAGTACGCCAAAAGCCACAAAGATTGGTGGTGTAAAATGTTTAAAGCTTCTGACACAGACATATTAGACAAGGCTGAGTTAAAAGAAGCTAAAGCAGCAATGGGAGAAGATCGCTACGAGCAAGAGTTTGAGTGTAGTTTTGAGGCTGCTATTCAGGGCGCATATTACGCAATGGAGATGAAAACAGCTACCCAGGATAAACGTATTACAAAAGTGCCATATGATCCTAGTGTTGGTGTAACAGTCTCTTGGGACTTAGGAATAGGCGATAGTACGTCATTATGGTTTGCTCAATTTGTAGGGCAAGAAATAAGAATAATAGACTTTTATGAAATGTCAGGTGTTGGTTTAGACCACTATGCAAAGGTGCTAGATGAAAAGGGTTATCACTACAAAGAGCATATATTACCGCATGATGTAAAAGTAAAAGAGCTTGGTACAGGTAAAAGCAGATTAGAAACATTAGATGCTCTTGGTGTTAATAACATATCTATAGCGCCTAAACTATCTATAGATGATGGAATACAGTCAGCACGTTCTATGCTTAATCGCTGTTGGTTTGATGAAGAAAAGTGTGGGCGTGGTGTAGAAGCATTACGGCAATATCGCAGAGAATTTGACGAAAAAAACAAATCATGGCGTGGTAGACCATTGCATGATTGGACATCACACGCAGCCGATAGTTTCAGATATATGTCTGTTGGACGTAAGGAAGTGCAAGAATGGGGTGAGCCTATAAAAAGAAATTTGCGTGGAATTGCTTAGTGTGATAAGGTGCATCAAAACTTGCGGAGAACCTTATGTTACCTTTTGTACAACCTACTGACGCTTATGGACAAATTAGCGATAACTTCCTACCAGAAACAGATTATGTTGACGCCAGAGTATTAGCAGCAAATACAGCAGAAAGTATTGCAGTCCCTGCTGGTGCAAAGTTTTGTACTCTTACAGCAGATGGAGAGTTTTACTTTAACACTAGAGCAGCAGCCGCTAAACCAGCAGCAGATATAAGTAATGGTTCTGCATCTCGTGTTGGTGATCCAAATGGAACTAATATCATCGTTACACCAGCAGATAACATTAGTGTTATTGCAACAGGCGTTAGAATTGTAACTGCTACGTTCTGGGGTGGATAATGGCAAAGCGTGGACTTTATTCCAACATAGCAGATAAAAGAGCGCGTATTAAAGCTGGTAGTGGCGAGAAAATGCGTAAGAAGGGTGCTAAAGGTGCGCCTACTGATAAAGCTTTTAAACAGGCTGAAAAGACAGCTAAGAAACCAACAAAGAAAAAGGGGAAAAAATAATGCCAGGATATGGACATAAAGGCGGTATGAAAAAAGGTGGCAAGAAAAAAGGCGGTAAGAAAAAGTAATGGGCTTGCTTGATGATTTGTCTATGGGTCTTGGTTTAAAAGACCGTGACCAAGATTACTATAATAGAACAGCAGAAACATTAGGTGGTGCGCGAGGAGAGCAATACAGGCAGTCCAGTGGTTTTGGTAAGCTAGGGCGTCAAGGATTGCTTTCTGGCTCTAGTATGGGCAAATACCGTGATATGAACGATATGTTTGACGGTGGTGGCCCTATGGCAAGTGGCGGTCAATATGAAGGTGGTGGATTACTAAGCTTTCTGGGTAATTTAGCAAATGCTCTTACAGGCCGTGATATGGGTGACAAGGTTGGTTATGGCGCACCTATGGAAACAACAATGAAGCCAAAAGCTAGGGTAATGCCAAACCCAGAAACAGTTAATGGTTACTATCCAGATATGGCTATGATGGATGGGCAAGGATTAAATCAACCTCCTGAAATTCCATATGTTGTTGGTGGTGGATTTAATGATATAGCAAGTAATGCTTATCCTAAAGCTGTAGCTCCCTCAATGAGTAACACAGCAAAAACTACAACAGGACAAGATTTTTTATATGAGATTGCAACAGATACTGTTGTTAAAAGACTATCACCAGAAGGTTTTGGGATGATGCCACCTGAAGAAAGACGAGCATTAATTGATCAAGAATATACTAAAATAGTTTCTGAAATTGAATTGTAATAATGCCAAAAGAAAAAGACCCTAGATTAAAACGTGCTGGTGTAGAGGGCTTCAATAAACCAAGACGTACTCCCAAGCACAAAACCAAATCACACGTTGTTGTGGCAAAAGAAGGTGACAAGGTGAAAACAATACGATTTGGTCAACAGGGTGTATCAGGTGACAAAGGTGATACAGCAAGATCAAGAAGCTTTAAAAAAAGACACGCCAGTAATATAGCTAAAGGCAAAATGTCAGCAGCATATTGGGCTAACAGGGTTAAGTGGTAGTGGCTGAAAGTATTTTTGATTTCTTTACAAGGGAAGCTGGGCAGAAAAGGCGCAGAGCATTAGATGATGCAGTCGGTGGTTTATTAGAGTATTTAACACCACCAAACCTACGTCCAGCAGCAGAATTTGCAGCACAAGTAAAT